GAACTGTAACAGTCCACTATTTTGATGAATGGAGACGTTCAACTCCATTCCTCTCGCTCGCATTCGTTTAACAGAGGTTTAGTATGGCCATCATCGTTGAAGACGCAACAGGACTTGCCACTGCCGAGACTTACCTCTCGTATGCAGACTATGTCGCCTATTGGGCGGCTCGTGGTGTTGATACAACGGCTGACGCTGCTACACCTGATGAAGCCTCGACGGAACCCTTCCTGCGTCTGACCACCGAGTACATCGATATCCGCTGGGGCAAGCTGGCTCCCGGAAACCCGATCGACGCTGACCAAGCCCTCTGCTTCCCAACAGATTACTTTATCGTTGATCCAGTGGCGCTGCCTATCCAGTTGGAACGGGCCACCGCTGAATATCTTCGGTACTCGCTCACGAACAGCTTGTTCATCGACAATGATAGATCAAGTGGTCCTGGCATCAAGCTGCTGAAAGAGAAAGTTGGTCCGATTGAAACTGAGACTGAGTATTCAGGTTCAGGTCTTGGGGCTGTCGGAGTCAAGTATCCTGTCGTCACCAAAGCTGATGGTCTGATGCGTCAGATCACACAAGGCTCTGGACAAGGAGGCGTGTACCGCTAATGGTCGACTACGTCAAACTTGCAGCTACCGCAGAACGTCTGATCGCAGCAAACGGTCGGACGATTACGTTCGTGCGCAAGCCAGAAGTTGCAGCAGACCCGACAAAGCCTTGGGGACCGCAGACAGGTTCAGACATCACCTTCGAAACATCGTCAGTCTTTGTTCCACCGAACACAGTCCGTCAGTTCGGCCTCACTGCCCTTGGGCAAGGCACCGAGTTCGATGATCTCATTACGTTCTCTGATTACATTGGTATCTTCTTTCCTGGAACTGAAGATATCCGTGAGTACACTCATGTCATTGATGGAGCCGAAACATTCGGCATTATTGGTTTACAGATCCTAAAGCCTGGATCAGTGCAGCTTCTTGGTTTTGTGGGGATACGTCGATGAGCCTGACCTTCGCCCAAGCAGTTGACGACATCAACGCAATGATGCTGGCAGCATGGACACCAACAGGCCACGGTCTGCATTGGGACAATGTACGTGATCAACGTGATACATCAGATGACCCGTGGGGTGTGTTCGTTATTCGCCATGCCACGGGTGAACAAGATAACCTCGGTGGAATAGGAAATCGCAACTTCGTGCGAACCGGAACAGCCATCGCATCCATATTCACTCCCACCGGAAATGGCTTGTCAGAGTCTTACGCATTGGCTAAAGTGGTGGCCGACGCATATGAGGGTCAGACATCGGAAAATGGCGTGTGGTTCAGAAATGTCCGCCTCCAGGAAATCGGTCGTGAGAGCCAATTCTATCATGTCAACGTGCTCATAGACTTTGAGTACAATGAAACAAAGTAAGGAGGCCTTAAATGGCACAGGTCAATAAGATCGACTCCAATATCACGGGCCTCGCGTTTGCCGAGGAAGCCGTTCTTGGTAGTCTTCCAGGTGAGAACGGCAATCCAGGCACTCCCGTCTGGCGCTCGCTCGCACCAAACAGCTACAACGACTTCGGCGGCGAAATCGTTACCGTGGCTCCGAACCCGATTAACCCTTCTCGTCAGCGTCGTAAAGGCGTTACAACCGATTTGAACGCATCCGGCGGGATCAACCAGAACTTGACGTTCTCCAGCTTGACCGACATCATGCAGGGCGTCATGTTCGCAGATGTTCGTGAAAAAGGTTACGAAGAACCAACTGGTGTCACCGGTGCAGTGTTTGAAGTGGCCTCGACAACTGGTTTCCTTGTTGGCTCGCTGATCAAGGGTCAGGACTTCACAAACGCTGGCAACAACGCTCTGCAAGTTGTGACTGCTGTCGTGGCCGATACCTCAGTCGCCTGCGCCGCCACTGTTGTTGAGGCGTCTCCTCCTACTCGTGCGAACATTCGCGTCGTCGGCACCGAAGCAGGCACCGCAGATCTTGACGTCGACAACACTGGCACACTTCCTGCTCTGACTTCCACCATTCTGGACTTTACTACTCTTGGAATTGTTGAAGGTCAATGGGTCTTCGTCGGCGGTGATACTGCAAGTGATCGGTTTGTCACTGCTGCGAACAATGGTTTCAAGCGAGTTCGCTCAATTGCTGCCACTCGCCTTGAGTTTGATAAGTCTGACGCGACAATGGTCACCGAGACTGGCACCGGCCTCGATATCCGGATCTTCTTCGGCGATGTACTTCGCAACGAAAGCGGTTCCAGCATCGTGCGTCGCTCATACAATGTTGAACGTCTCTTGGGCGCTCCTGATGATGCCTCTCCTGCTCAGATCCAATCCGAGGTTCTGGTCGGTGCTGTGCCAAACGAGTTCACTCTGAACGTTCCGTCAGCTGACCTGCTCAACGCAGATCTGACTTTCGTGGCCACGGACAACGCTCAGCGTGATGGGGCAACTGGACCCAAGCAGACCAGTGTCATCGCTCCGTTCACTGCCAAGGAATACAATACTTCCTCGGACGTCAACCGCATCCGGTTGTCGGCAGTATCGCAAGTGGACGCTGCACCGACTGCACTGTTCGCCTTCGTCACCGAAGCAACGATCAGCATCAATAACAACGTCACGCCAAACAAGGCGGTCGGTGTTCTTGGCGCATTCGACGTGACTGCTGGTACGTTCACCGTCTCGGGCAACCTCACTGCCTATTTCTCCAACGTGACAGCGGTTGCTGCGGTTCGCAACAACACCGACATCACATTGGATATGGGCTTCGTTCGCGACAACCAAGGTCTCATCTTTGACTTCCCACTCATCTCGCTTGGTGATGGTCGTCTGAGCATTGAGGTTGATCAACCGATCACCTTGCCACTCGCAACCGACATGGCCTCTGGCGAGGACGTCGCGGCGGCTCTCAACCATACCATGCTGGTCACTTACTTCAATTACCTGCCGACAGCAGCGTAAAATAACCTCCCCCTGAGGGCGTCCTTGTAATGAGGGCGTCCTCGAAATAACCCAAGAAGGAAATATATCATGGGAATGTATGACACATTCGAAACTGACCCGCAACTGGAAGCTTCCGGCGTCTGGCTTGATTACGGCGACTTCCGCGTTCTGCTCGCATCTGCTGGTCAGGGTAACAAAGCCTATGTCCGCTATGCTGAGAAGAAACTCAAGCCTGTCCGTCGCGCTCTTGAGTCTGGTGCTCTGAGCAACGAACGTTCGCAAGCCTTGATGTCTGACATCTACGCCAAGACCATTATTCTGTCGTGGGAAACCATGCAGGGTGAAGGTGACAAACGCGCCATGAAAGTCGGCATCGAAGGTCGCGATGGCAAGATCCTGCCTTTCAACGAAACCAATGTGGAAGAGGCTCTGCTTAATCTGCCTCGCCTGTTCACCGATTTGCAAGAACAGGCCGCATCGCTGGCAAACTTCCGCAAGGGGGAATTGGAGGACGAGGGAAAAAACTCGTAGAGTTCCTGTCCTACCAGTTAGTACAGGGACCATCAGAACAAGCGATCATCGAGCAGTGTGTTAGGACTGGATGGGATCTGCCAGAAAAGATAGCCAATGCCCCTAGCCTTCTTCCGGGCCTTGAACTATACTACATAGCATTCATGGACCTAATCGCCTCTCGGCAAATGGGTATGAGTGCAGGACCAATATGGTGGGGAACGGTACAGGAATATTGCGAGAAGCTTGGCTGCGACGAAGAACAGACAGAGGCCATGCACTCACACGTAAGGGATATGGATTTAGCCTATCTCAAGCAGATCGGAAAGAAGTGAATGGCTACTCTGGCGCAATTCTCTAGAAACATCAGGAAGCGGGGTTCTCAGATCGAGAACTCCGCGACCCGCGTTGTAAAGGCGGTCTCTGTACGCGCCTTGAAGAGTCTTGTCCGGAACACACCTGTTGACAAAGGTGTCGCTCGGTCCAACTGGCGTGTCGGTATCGGCGCACCAACTCGGTCCGTGATTGAAGCATATTCTCCAGGAAAGAAACTCGGCATCGGTGAGACTGCAAACGCCTCTGCCGCGATCAACATCGGTCGTGCTCGCATCAACTCGGTACGTGGCTCATCTACTGGTCTTGGCACTGCAATCTATATCACCAATGCTGTCCCTTACATTGGGCGGCTCAACGCAGGTTATTCCGGTCAGGCTCCAGCAGGTTTCGTTGAAACTGCTCTGCTTGAAGCAAAAGCGGAACTCCTTGGATTTAGGGTGTTTAGTCGCTAATGGTTACTGAGAATGTCGACATTAGATTTCGGGAAACTGGCGCAAGAGTAATCAAGCGCAAGATCGACGAGATCGGCGTAGCAGCTAACTCTGCAACTCGTGGCATCTTCCTGATGCAACGTGCTCTATTCGTCTTGGGTGGAGCAGGTATCTTGCGTGGGCTGGTTCGTCAACTTGATACACTTACAAACTATGAGAACAGACTTCGACTGACCGCATCAAGCGCAGCCAATCTGGAGGAAGTTCAAACTCGTTTGTTCCAAGTAGCACGGGATAGTCGTACAGGCTTTGAAGCTGTCGCTGACATCTATAGCCGGACTGCGCTCTCTGTGCGAGAACTTGGTATCTCTCAGGAAGAAACGCTTCGGTTCACTGAAAGTCTTTCCAAAGCGACCATCATCTCTGGTGCGTCCTCCCGAGAAGCACACGCTGCCCTCATCCAGCTTGGACAGGGTATGGCGTCCAACACACTCAGAGGCGACGAACTTCGGTCCGTTCTGGAACAACTGCCATTCGTAGCAGACGTCATCGCTGATAGTCTTGGCGTTACTCGTGGTGAGTTGCGAGAACTTGGTGCTGACGGTCAGATCTCAGCTGAAACAATCCTGCAAGCCTTCCGCGAAGCAGAAAGCGAAATCGATCAACTGTTTGCCAACACCATCCCGACTATCAGCCAAGCGTTGTCCGTTGCGAATACCAACTGGCTCCAGTTCTTGGATAGTCTCGATGATGCAACCAACGGCTCAGCCAAGCTGGCTCAGGCTATCATCGTCCTGTCAGAAAACATTGGCCTGATCCTCGGTGTCCTTGGGTCACTCGCCCTTGCATTGGCCGCAACCTTCGTCGGTAAGACAATCACAGCTATCGGCACTTATATCGCAGGCTTGCGAGGAGCAGCACTGGCGTCAACTCGCCTGTTGGAAATTGAGAATATCAGAGCAACAACCTCTGTACGAAACAACGCAATCGCAGTCGCGGCAAATGCCCAAAGACAGGTAGAACTCACTCAGCGCCTTGGGCTGATAGCTGTTCAAAAAGCTGGCCTTCAACAGACTGTACTTGATACTCAGTTCACTGTGGCTAATGGTCGCGCCAGAAATATCGCAACTGGTCAGTTCGTTGGCCTTGCCGCAGCGAAAGCGAACCTCGCTAGGGTCACGCAGCAGCTTTCTATTGTGGAAGGGGCTGAACTAGGACTTAGCAGAAGCCTTGCTGTGGCGCGTGGCCAGCAAACGGTTGCCACCACTACCGCAGCAGCAGCTAACGCCCGCCTAACAGCCGCACAGGCGGCACAAGGGGCAACAGCGGCACGGCTTACCGCGCTATTTCCAACGCTGGCTGGTGCAATCGGTCGTGTCGGTGCTTCTCTCGGCAGTTTGGCCGCATTTATCGGTCCGCTTGGCCTCATCGCCATCGCGGTCGGTGCAGTCGTGACCGCATTCGCACTGTGGGGCAACGAGATCAAGGTCACTTCCGATGGAGTGGTGGGTCTCAGGGACTTCGTAGTCGCAGCGTTCCAGTTGATGATGGAAGCAATTGCTCCAGTTGCAACCTTCCTGAGAGAACAGATTGGCGGAGCAATCACATCTGTCATTGGCTTCTTCGGTCAATTCAGTGACGTAGTTGGCGAAGTGATGAAGTTCGTAGCCAATGTGGTGTTTGATACATTTACTTTCTTCCCGAGGGTTGCTATCTCAGCTATCGCTGGTATTGTAGCGGTGTTCCCAACTCTGCCTCAAGCGGCAGCGGCGGCAGCGACTGCTCTGGCCAACGCCCTGATCGCTGGCTTTGAGGCATTCGCCAACGGGGCCATCCGAGCCATCAACCTTGTGATCGCAGGTATCAATGCTCTTGTCAGCTTCGTAGGGGGTGATAAGGCGGCAGAACTCTTTGGGTTCTCAGGTCAGATTGGCGCGCTAGGCGAAGTCGCTCTCGGTCGTTTTGAAAGTGAATATACAGGAGCAGGAGCAGCCGCAGCCGACGCATTCGGTGATGCTTTCTCCAGCACCTTTGAGGCGACCAACCTCGAGAATACAGTCGGTGCAATTGGTTCTGCTCTAGAACCGATCGGCCAAGCTATCACTGATCGTGCCAGAGCCAATATTGATGCAGCCGCGCAAGCTGCACTTGATGCAGAAAGCACAATCACTAACGTTCCTGAGCGGACGGCTCCTGGAGCAGGTGACGCAGGTAGCGGATCAGGAGGTGGACGTGGAACACAATCACCTGACTTCGCTAGTATCATCTCTGGCATGAACCAAGAGATTGAACTGCTACGCCTCTCCAATAAAGAGCGTCGTATCCAAGAGGGTATCCTTGAGATTGAGAGAGAACTCAAGCGCAGCCTGACTGATAGCGAGCGTTCACTGGCAGCGGCTACACTCGAATCAGTTCGTGCAGCAGAAATACAGAACGATGTCTTGCAAAGCATCATTGGTCCTCGTGAAGAGATCATGGAGCAGCAGGAGGCATTGAACGCACTGTTTGACCAAGGTCGCATCGGTATCGAGGACTATACCACGGCGATCCGTGAGATGCAGGTTGCCGCAGACGAAGCATCTGGCACCATGTTCGGCGGGTTCCGCGCAGCGATTAACAGTTCTATCCTCAGTGCTCAGGAATTAGGATCAGCCCTCGGCGACATTGTGGTCGGCGCGGCCGATAGTGCTGCCGACGCAATTGTAGAGTTCGCCAAGACTGGTAAACTCAACATCAGGGATTTCTTCTTCGACCTGTTTGCACAGATCACCAAGTTGATCGCCAAGCAACTTATCCTCAAGGCTCTCGGTGGCTTGTTCGGCGGGTTCGCAGGAGGCGGTAGCATTGGCCCAAGCGCGGGTCTCGGCTTCGCAGGTGGTGGATCCATCAATCCTACTGGTCCAGGATCAACAGACAGTCAAATCGTCAACTTCGCAAAACGTCCAGACGAGCGTGTGGATATCCTCACTCCTGGGCAACAAGCAGCCCAAAGAAACAACATGAATGGAGGAGGCGGCGGTCAGACTGTCGTTCAGTCTCCTCCTGTAAACGTGGCAGCGGTGCTCTCGCCTAGCGATATTACCAACGCCTTTGATAACGCAGATGGTGAAACAGTCGTGATTAACATTCTGTCACGCAATGCTTCAACCGTTCGCCAACTGGTAGGTGGATAATGCCCTTTACTTCTGGAACCGCACAAACAGTGACAAAGCTACTGGATGCGATGAATACGCATCTGGTCGCAAACAGCTGGACAAAGCTTCGTGGTGAAACTGACATGGCCTGTGTCTCACCGAAGGCGGCGCGATACTGGCGCATACTGGTCTACGAAATTGAGTCCACGAGCGAAGACTTCCGAGAATGCGATATGTTCGCTTTGAAGACTGTACTCGGTGGTGCAGTTGTCTCCACGACAGGGACTTACACTTGTTCGTCAGTAGCTTCTGGAACACTCTCCAGTCTGGACACTGGTGGTGCAGCTATTCGTTCTGGTGATATTGATGATGCTCCTTGGTGGATCATGTATGATCACGGCTCAGCTATCACCATTCGTGAATTTGACTATACAGCAATTGATGACAACGAGGCTCCTCGTGATTTTCAAATTCAATGGTCCAACGATGCTGTGACGTGGACAACTATGGCTGAGTGGAATGCTCAGTCGTGGGCTCCAGCTGAGACCAAGACTTTCTCCTTCGGTGATGGAACACTTTACAGTGAACATCAATCTGGCACTGAACCTCGGCGAACGGGCCGAGCAGAAGATTTCCCCCTGAACACCAACTACACTACAAGTTGGAAACGACACATGAGTGAGGATCATTGGGTCTGGCAGGGTGATGGCTACGATGCCACTCGTCGCGTCTATCTTCACGCTCGTGGTCACAGCCGTACCGCTAGTTCTATCTCCTGGATTGAATGGGATTTTGCAGTTGAGCACGATGTTCTAAAACCATTGTGGAACCAACAGATTGGGACATCCAGCCTGAAACGTGCTCATCTAATGGGTTCTGGTTCTATTGATTATTGGTTCTACAGCAACTCCAAACGCTTGATCCTCGTAACGCGAACTGGTTCTCAGGATTACGCCTGCACCTATATTGGTTTTCATTCAGCGTTCGCTGTTCCGGATGATTACCCGTTCCCACTGTCTATCTTCTCGACTGCAAATGAAGGCGACTCTCCAAGCATCTCAGACTTCAATGCACGGTACTCAGTTCCTGACGAAATTGGTCTCAGCGCCGCAGTGGTTCGTCTTTGGGATACCACCCTGATATATCCCAACAACAGGATCTCTACTGCTACCTCCAACCAAGAAGCACAATATCCAACAACATCATGGATCTGGCCCAAGCACAACGGGAACACACAAAGAGCGAACTGGCCGAACCAATGGGGCGGTGATTGGGCGGACAATGTTCCTCCGAATGGCTGGAACTTTGTCACAGCCACCGTTCAAGGTGAAGTTCCTTTTATTCCCGCGACTATTCAACACGTGACCTATGGAAACATCGGAGTATTGGATGGGTTGTTTTCTGTTCCGGGGGCTGGTAGCTTGACACCAACACAAGTCATTACTATCGGCCTTCAAAACTATAGGATCTTCCCCAACAGGAACCGCCGTGCTGATAGCAACTGGTTCGCCATTCGAGAGGATTGATATGACTATTACAACTGGATCCGGCGATTACGTTGCATTGATGGGTGCAATCTTAACCCATGCAATCACGGATGGCTGGACAACTTCTGGTGGAACATGGCCGATCAGCAAGGGTAATGTCCGTGGTATCGACTGGACTACCTTCACGCAGTCGGAAGCTGACTTCACCCTCTTAGGTGGCGCAAGCAAGACTGCTCGCTATGTACGCATCGGTGTCGGAACTTCGTTAGCTACTGCGACAACCAATGCGGCTCTCGGTACTGCTGCTCACTGCCCGAACATGGAATATACTTTCACAGCTTGGACTATCTACTCCGATCCCACACTGTGTGATTATATCCACGTCGTGGTCAATTTCTCCAACGGAGTAAACGGCGATTGCTACATGCACTTCGGCTTCGGTGAACTCGATAAGAAAGGCATGGCTCATACAGCCCTTGTCTATGCTACATGCCATGCGAAGCGTGGGTACGCTAACACGAATTCAGCAGATGGCAATAATGCACGAGACTGGAATGGCGGTCTCTACGGTTCGACTGAGCAAGGCTTCACAGGCGCACTTCGCTACAACTGGTCTGATCTCAATTACACTAATTCAACCTGCTTTATGATCGATGGAACTATCAATCCTGTTCCCGTTGGATGGCCAGCGGCTGACACAGTTCTTGATCCTCATGATGCCATGGACACTCTATCTCACCATAATTCTGCAGTCAGTGCAATTAACTCTACAGGAAGTCGAACAGGTGGTCTCTCATGGGGTCCGGCGACCGGTGCCTGTTTCTTTCAAGCACAGCCCTATTCTGGAGCGATTACGATGTCTCCCTTGGGCTTCTGGCTTGCCCAAAACGGAACATCAACCGGTCTGATTATGTACCTTGGTGACTTTCCGAACATTCGTTCTTGCAATCTCCGAACTTATGCCGCTGGTGACACAGTCACGTATTCAGCTGAGAACTGGAATGTCTGGCCAATGCTGAGACTTGGCGAAGAGAACCTTCTCCACGTCTCAAGCACAATCGGCTCTGGTTATGCAGGGTTCGCCCATAAGCGAGTTGTCTGATGTCTTTTATTCACGAAGGTACAGTCAGTGGATTTCCAGCCTTGACTGGCGGTGATCCTCTGTCTATCTCGTATCGCACCGCAGTCGTACCTCGTCAAGAGGCTACTACTGGATTGGACGTCGCAGAAGGGATCTCTGTCTGGGAGGAAACGCTGGCGAATGATAATGCTGGTGAGTTCACTGAGAATTGGGGAAGCGGTGGTGGTATCATCTCTGGAGGCCAATGGTCAGACTTCCATCTGCGCCTTTGGGTTATTCCACCAGTCTTGCAATTGACCAACCCTCAGCTAAACTCCAATATTCCATTCCAGCTTTGGAACACATGGCCAACACCACAGTCGTTGAACAGTATCAATATCAGTGGATCAGCAGTCCTGTCGTTTGATCTGATGCCGCTTGATGTCATCAATGATGCTCAGTTATTGGAGACCAACCTACAGATCGGTCCAGGAGAACCGACTGTTGACGCGACTATCGTGTTCGACTATCCTGATGTGGATGGCACACTACGCTTGATTGCAGCTATCTCATCGACCTTTAACCTGATCCCTGACGTACCTGTCACAGAGCGGTGGAACTTCCTTACTGATATCATCACGGCTTATGATGGCAGCGAGCAGCGAGCATCACTTCGTCGCTACCCACGTATCGATCAAGAGTTCAAAGTTGAGATCATCAACGAACGTCAACGCCGTGAGCAATACGAGTTGCTTCAAAAGAACATTGCTGTGACAGCCCTTGTGCCGATGTATCAGTACTCCACTCCGATAACAGGTACGACCGCAATTGGCGCAAGTAAGATCTTCTTTGACCCCTCTCGTTCTAACGTACGAGTAGGACAATTCCTTGCGGTTGTGAACACTGCCTCAGAACAGTCTAGCCTTGGTGTGGTGAACACAATCGAGGCCGACGGTGCTATATTGAATTCGGCAGCAGGTGAAGAGATCTCAGGTCCCACTTGGGTTGTCATGCCAACTATGCTCTGTGTCATCGCGGATAACTCCGGCATTCGCATGGATAGTGTTACTGGCACCTTGTCCATTAAAGCGCAATCCTATAACGAGCCTTCACTACTTCGTTCAGGGGCAACTCGTACAGTTGATATGCTCGGTGGTCGCCCACTGCTTAATCGCAGACCCCTCGTTTCAGCTGATGAGAACTTCGAGTTTGATCGGGAAGTTATTGATAACATTACTGGACAGCGCGATCTGAATAGTAGTCATCTTCACCCAAGGATAAAAGGCAAGCGCCAGTTCACGATCCAACGTGTATCAGATCCTGATGAGATGGATTACTGGCGTTCGCTATTTGAAGAAGTGCGCGGTGCTCATGGAACATTCTATCTATCGACTTACTTCCCTGACTTGACACTTGAACTAACACAGACTATTCCCGATGGCGCTTCTCAGTTCATTGTCAACGAAAGTGACTATGTAAATCTATTCTACGCCTTCAACACATGGAAACAGATTGAGATTGCTTATGGTGATCCTCATAGCGGTTTCCAGTTGAGAACTCAACACGAAGTTACCTCTGCAACAGCAAACGGTGACGGAACCGCCACCTTGGGTTTCACCCCTGCAATACCATCTGGACCTGAATACGAGAACCAGATTGTCAGGATTTCTTTCCTAATGCGCTGTCGAGCCAGTGATACTATTGCATGGCAGCATTTTGCGAACTATAGTGTGGTCAGCTTTGGTATCACCTCAACGGATGAATAAATGGCATATATAGACAATGAGACAGGTGCAGACACAGCGAAGCCAGTAGAACTGTATCGGTTCACGGGGACTTTCAACACGTACAGACTTACCAGTTTTGCGGAGCCTGTCACTTCTGGTGGACAGTTGTTTGATCTGGCACCAATTTCACGGAACAAGTTGAATGTAGGAACCCAAGAGAACGGCGGTGAACGCGCTCTCGAAATCACACTGCCATTTGACCATCCTCTGGTTCAGGAATATGCTTACGAAAGCGCTCCGCCTAACCTGACCCTAGAACTGCTCAGGGCGCACCAGCAGGACTATGACGATACCGTTCTGCTATGGTCTGGCAGGGTCACAGGGGTATCCGTATCGGGCCGCACGGCCAAGCTGCGCGTCCCTGCTACGTTCAGCTATGTGCTGGAAGGCAACACGCCGACACCACGCTTTCAGGCTCCCTGCAACCATGTCCTCTACAGCACACAATGCGGCGTTAATCCTGCTCTGTTTCAACATATCACAACAGTCGATAGTTTCAATGGGTTCAATCTCAACGTGGCAGATCTTCCTTGGGTTGATAACGAAGGTGCCGCTGGTATCATGATCGCTCCTGGAGGCGAAGCCCGAATGATTATCAGTAACGTAGGGACAGCAGTCCAAGTCAGCTATGCCTTTTCTAGCCTCAGCAATGGGGACGCAATCACACTACGCAAAGGCTGCGACCATGCACTCGATGGTCACTGCATTGCTAGATTTAACAACGGCGCTCGGTTTGGTGGATTTCCACTTGTTCCAGACATTAACCCTTTCACGAGTAATATCCAATGATCTGGTTTACCCTAGCCCTTTTCGTCGTTTCCTTTGTTCTGACAGCCCTGCTGGCTCCGTCACCGAACATTGAGAATGCTCGTCCTCAAGAACTCAACCCTGAACAGTTCCCAAGGGCGACTGAAGATGCGCCTATCCCGCTGGTCCTCGGTAAGGTTCGCATGAAGGCTCCTAACACAACTTGGTGGGGAAACTTCAGAGCTGTCGCAATCACAGAACGCATCAAGGTCAGCCTATTTAAGAAAAAGACTATTACTGTCGGTCATAACTATTATATGTCTATTGACCTTGCTTTGGCTATGGGTCCAGAGACTGTAATGACAGCTATCTTCGTTGATGATAAAGAGTTCTGGACTGGTACGACAAACGCTACCTCGGTGACTGCGGTATCTGCTAGTGACAGTTCTTTCTTCGGAGGCTACAAGTCAGGTGGTGGTTTCAGTGTCGGTGGTACTTACTATCCTGGATCGTTGGATCTCGCTCAGCAGCCTGTGAACACCGCTCTTGAAACGCACGTCGGTGTTGGCAATGTTCCCGCTTACTTGGGCACCGCTCACCTCTATGCTGATCTATGGCTTGGTGAAAGTGCTCAGCTTCGCAAAATGGCATTCATCCTTGAAAGCTATACCAATGGTCTTGGTCTGACTGGTGCTGGTAAGGTTGGTGAGGACATGAACCCTGCCGAAGCAATCTTCCAGATCATGACTGATGGCTGGCGCGGCATGGGTATCAGTACCTTGGAGATTGATATTCCAGCCTTGCAGGCGTTCGGTGAAACTCTCTTAACTGAGGGTAACGGTTGTTCTGTATTGGTCACTGCAGAGACAAACGGTAAAGGATTGATTACTGAGATCCTCCGTCAGGTGGATGGCGTCGCTTACCAAGATCCTGCCACTGGTAAGATCAAATTCATTCTTATCCGTGATGACTATGATGTCGGCACTCTACCACTGTTCGATGCAAACGATATCGTCAAAGTGAAAGAGTTTGCTCGGTCAGGCTGGGACGAGGTCATGGCCCAAGTGAAGATCAGCTTTCCTCAGCGTGACAAAGAAAGCAACGCAGTCGCTATCTCACAAGACTTAGCTACTGTCGCCACCATTGGGCGTCTTCGGTCAACTACTTTGTCCATGCCATTTGTCTATGACTCTGATCTAGCAAACGATATCGCTTCTCGTGAGCGGGCGCAGATGTCCATTCCGCTGTTCCGTATCACACTTGAGATGAACCGAAACGCCTCGGTCCTTCGTCCTGGAACAGTGTTCAAGATGGACTGGCCTGAGTATGGCTTCACGAACCTTGTCCTACGTGTTCAGGAGTTTGATCTCGGTGAACTACTGGATGGTCGCATCGTGGTCAAGTGTCTGCAGGATAGCTTCGCTCTTAACCAGACTGTATTTGCTGCACCTTCTGGCTCTGGTTGGGTCGCACCTGTTACCACGCCAACAAACATCGTACTCACAGAGGCGATAGAGGCTCCATATGTCATGGCTCGGGCAATTGAGTTCCCACTGCCAGATGGTGAAGTCACACCTATCATTATCGCGAAGCAGCCTTCCTCGGTATCACAGACCTTCATGATTGCAGGCTCTGACTCTGCCGCTGATCCGTCTCAAGTATATCAGCCAGAGCATGGTCCTTACCTTGGAGCGGGACAACTGGACGTTGAGTATAACAAGATTGAAGGTCAGACAACTGGTCAGGACACAACTGTCGGCATGTCAGTGAGTAGTGTGAACTGGCTCGGCTTCACTACATCACCAAGCCTTGCACAGATCAGGGCCGCTGAGTTCGGTCTACTCTATGTTGGTGGTGAGTGGATGGGCTATACATCGGCGACTGATGATGGTGGCAACCAGTGGACTATTGAGAACGTCTACCGTGGTCTGTTCGGCACCACTCCTCAGACACACCCTATCGGCACTGAGGTCTGGGAATTCAACTTCGATCACATGCCTAATGGTGACCTGTCAATTCTGGAAGGAGGCACTGTCTACTTCACACCTCTCGATAGAGTTGGAGCAGTGGTTCAAAGCATCGATGACATCATTGAACAGAATGCTATTCTGAATGACAGCATCGCCAATCGCCCTCTACGTCCAAGGAACCTATCCTTTGGTGGATCACGCACACCAGTCGTGACAGCCGCTGATGTCTCCCTCACTTGGGTTTCCAGTAACCGTGATGAGGATGATGTAGCCATAGAAACTGATGCAACTCAGACACCAGACCAAGCAGAGACTTACGATGTCTATGTGACCCAAAGTGGAGTTGCTGTTCCAGGACTGACTGCCCTCGGTGTTACATCGCCTCATACGTTGCCTCTAGCTGCTAATTTTCCAGGACTGACAGCTGATGGTGAGATCAGAGTGTTCGCCCGTCGTACCGTTGGTGACTTGCGTGTTTCCTCTGGTTACGCTATGCTTGCATTCACAATCGTTGCTAATAGACTGTTGCTCTCAGGTGATGAGCAAAGCGGGACAGATAAACTACTTCTTTCAGGTGACGCTCAAAGCGGAACTGATATAATTGAATTCTCAGGAGATGAAGCGTAATGGCTGATAAAACAATCACAGCGTTGACCGCAGCCACTAAGCTGGACGGGACGGAAGTAATTCATGGCGTCCAAGGCGTTAACTCAAGGAAAATCACATCGGCTCAACTTGCCGCCTTAGATGCACCGATAGTCACAGATGCTACCACAGCAAGAGTTCTAGCAATCGGCGACGTCGGCTCATGGATTGAGTTCACCAATGGCGCTGCGATCACAGTGACCATCAACACTGGTATCTTCTCTGCTGGTGACATCATTCTGTTCGAACAAGGTGGCGTTGGAGTTATGACCTTTACTGCTGGTGCTGGCTTCACTCTCGACTCCGCTTCCGCTGCTATTCTTTCCAATGGTCAATTTACAACTCAGGGTATCAAGTTCAAGTCCGGGACCAATGCTATCCTATTTGGGAATATCGTATGATAACCTCAGCCCTTGCAATCATCGCTGCTTCTGGAGGCCTTGGTGGTTCCACTGTAGCGTTTCCCATAAATAAAGTCACTCCCGATGGCTTCTATTTCGATATGGAAGAAGCCGATAAGTATCAGGATGACGCTTTCACAACTGCAATTAGTGCCGATGCCCAAACGGTGGGAAGTATCACAGATCAAGCGGGCTTTAACGACGTGACGGTTGATGTAGCCGGTCAGGAACCAGAATGGGAAGTCCCTAATAATTCCCTAATCTTTGATGGAACTGACGATCACTTGAAATCTGGTCTTCATCCGAGTAATACAGCGATGACCTACATTGTTAAATTCCGCGCTGATTTAGCGGTGGCTGGAACTCAGGTTCTTATCGGATCTGCTATAGGAACAGAACGTGCATGGTTGTCACTGACGGATGGGGTCCTCTCCACTGGTGTCGGTGGTAATGGCTCAGACACCACTAAGGATCCAGGAGCAACTGATCTTCGATCTTCTACAGAATGGTACGTGGCCGCTGTTTCATGGGATGCTACCGATATCTGGCTTTATCTTGACGGTGTGGAAGTTCTCAATGAAACTCGTCTTGCTGGTGGTGCTGATAATGCAGCTGATATATATATCGGTGCGAGAAATACATCACTGACGAACTTAAGTGAAGATAACCAGTTCACCGGAGAGATTTCTCACGCCTTCTGTTCTACCTCTGTTATCACACCATCAGATCATTTGGCTATTGCCAATCACATGAAACCTCCAGCGGTAGTTCCTGTTCAAGGTGACTCTACTCGCTGGCGTATTAAAGTTGATCAATCAGGAAGTAATCAATTTCTATCAATTCAAGAAATTGAAATGGCGGTCACTCTGGCTGGAGGAAACGAATGTACTGGAGGCACCGCCACGGCAGGAACAAATCGTACTGGATGGACTGCTTCTGAAGCTTTTGATGGAGACAAGACAACTGTTTCTCACGGCTGGTCTGTTAACATAGAGGCTGATCTAGATAGAAGCGAATGGTGGATTGAGTATGAATTCGCCACAACAAAAGAGATTAAGGAAGTCAGACTGTTCGCCAGACAGGATGAAAACGCCTTTCACATGCCAGTGTCTTGGCATCTTGAATTCTGGGACGGAACACAATGGGTCACACAATGGGATGTTATTTACGAGGACTACTTCACCAACGAAGAGTCCAGAACTTACACTGCTTCTAGTGATCCCCGCGTCTCAGGAGCGCATCGTTACTGGCGCGTCAGACTTGGAGACTCAGACAATGGTGCGTATGGTCATATTGCTGAACTGGAAATGCGTCAAGCTATTGGCGGAGCAGACACGGCGACTACTGGTCAGGCCATCTCTGGTGATGAACGTGTTAGTTTCCCAGACACGGAAGCCTTTGACAATATTGTGTCAGGAAACAACTCATGGGGAGTTCAGTTCTCATTAACTGCACTCGCTGACAGATGGGTAGGTCAGGATTACACAACTCCTGTGACAATCAAGGAAGTAGAACTAACTGCTCGCGCTGACTCCTTCCCAAATCAGAACCCCAACACTTTCTTCGTTGAGGCTTCAAGTGATAATGTAACATGGAACCCTGTTTGGTATGTTGAAAGAGCCAAGACTTCGGCATGGGTAGCCTCCGAAGCTATCGTGTTCACTGATCCTCATACTTCTGCTGAGGAAGGTCAGATCATGATGTTTGCTCTTCTTGGGCAGTCAAATATGATCGGACGCGACGGACCAATCATTAGTCCAGAAGATGACACTGACGCGGATATTCTAATGTTCCAGGCTATCAGCAGTACCTTCATCACCGCTGCTGATCCACTTGATCACTTCGGTGAAAACGCTGGTGAGATTGGTGCAGGTCTGACCTTTGCTAAAGACATCTTGTCAAATGATAGCCCAAGGAAGGTGATCCTAGTCGGCATGGCCGAGGGTGGTACAGGTTTCATTGCTGGTAATTGGCTACCTAACAGGACAAGCACCACTTATGAGAATGCTCGTGCTCGTTGGAATGATGCTATCGCCAATGCTCAATACAACTACGGATATGAGAGTGTCAAAGTAAGTGGAGCGCTGTGGATACAAGGTGAAGATGAAGTAGCTGACTATGCTTCACTATTCAACACAGCGAGCACCAGTCGTTATGAATATATGACCATGCCTCTCAGCATGTTTGAAATCATGCGAGCAGGAGACTTCCATGGATGGGCAGCAGACACTCCTCTCGCCTTTGGGCAAATTGCTCCTGGATCTGCACTCACACCTAATACTCCAGCTTACACTGAAATCCAAGCTGGTATCACTGAGGTAGGAAGTCTAACAGAGAACGCGTCTCACGCTGTCGGTACAGATTTGACTACAGCAGATACTCTTCACTACGACTCCACTGCTCTTCGCACAATGGGTAATCGTCTCTACACTGCTATGGTCACCGCTAGGACTGCGACTTCTGGTATCACCATCCAACCACCTGAATTTATCAGAGATGCAAGCAACATTGAAACAGCTTTCGCATTTAGCGCCGTGGGCGTCAGTGATGGCGCACCTATCGTAATGCAGGAAGGTAGCTATCCACTGTTCGAGAACAAACGTGTTCGAATTGAAGGCGGAGCCATGCAGTTTGACGGTGATGCAGAACTACGCTTCTCGAAGAACGCTTCTCGTCAAGACAGACCTGATCTGGATGATAAAGACTTCGTATTCAAATGTACCTTCACGACAACTTCCGCTACTGAGCAAGGTATCTGGTCACTCTACGATACAGTGGGAAATCAACGGTCCTTTGTCTTCCGTGTGAATACTGGTCCTGTGATACAATTCTATACTTCAGACAACGGTACATCTGCGACCCTGCACCTGTCACATTCTATCTCAATCTCTACAGAATACGATATTGAAATCAGACGAGTTGGTACTGCATTGACGCTTCATGTGGATGGAGTGTTGCAGGATAGCGATACTCTCGCGGGAGCCTACACTGTGTTCGATCCAACTTCGCTTCGTATGAATATCGGTGATCACATCAACAACAGAGAACTCATTGGTGAAATAGTCAGCTTGTCGCTGGAGTACATTTAATGGATGAAGATAAGAAAGCAGACATGAGGTTCAAGAACCGTCGTCGTATGGCATGGATTTCATTCTGGTTCATGATCGGGGTGGGTGGCTGGATGCTCATCTATGGTGTGACCCAAGAAGGAGCGGCAGACCGGATCGAGAAACTGTCCTTCCTCTTGGGCACTCTGTTCGGTATGTGTACCACCATTGTCGTCTCTTACTTCACATCATCCACTATAACTCAAGTGAACGATCTTCGCTTCAAAGATGGTAGTGTGGAGATTATAACGGAGCCTGTAGATGGCCAGCCATAGCCGCCCCGCACCAACGCCACCCAATAGGGCCACAAAGGGCGCAGGCGGACGCCCTGTGGCCGCGCTGGCTGCACTATGCCCCGCCACCTTACCACCAGCGCGTCCGTAGAGGTTCCATGTTTACAGGTTTACTCATAAAGCTAATCGGACAACGTGCTGGGGTTGCGCTGGCGAAGTTTTTGCCGTATATCTTGGCAGTGTTAGCAATCGTCTTTGCCCTGTGGTGGGTCTACGATAGCGGCTACGACCGTGGGGTCGAAGTGACAGAGCAAAAATATCAAACCGCCATTCAAGAAGAACGTCATCGTCAAATCGAGGCCAACAACGAGGCACTCGAAGAAGCGAGACAAAGACAGCTAGAACTCGAGAGACTACTTGATGAACGCAACACAGAAATTGAAGGACTGTTGCTTGAAGGTTCCGAAGACCCTGATGCTGATCGCCGCGCTATCGGTGATGACAGCGTGTTCAGACTCAATCGGATCCGTTGAGCCACCTATCCTTGCAGACCCACCTCTTGGGCTGTTAGCTGCTTGTGAGCGGCCTGTTCTGCTGCCATCTCGATCCTTGACCCAAGCAGAAGTCGAAGCATTCTGGATACGCGACAGATCTCATCTAATCAGTTGCGGATTGCAACTTCAAGCCCTCATCGACTTCTACGCGAAGCGAGACCAAAGGATCACAGACACATGAACTTCACACTTCCAGAACTTATCTCAATTCTCGGTCTCATAGTCGCGGTTGCAGGTATCGTCATAACGATGGTCTACAACTTGTGGCGCAAGGTTATCGCAAACTCTGAACACCTTGCAGAGTTCAAACTCAAGGTCGCACAAGATTACGTTTCAGCAACTCGCCTTGCTGACATGGAACAAAAGATGCTGCTCAGCGAGGAGCGGCTTCACTCAGCATTAGGGAACCTGTCCTCGCGCATTGACCGGCTCCTGGAAAGAATGGAGAGAAATAGTTAATATGGCATATCATCTCGGTACGCGATCCAAGGAGAACCTCAAGGGAGTTCACCCAAAGCTGGTAGAACTCGTGAAGGAATGTATCAAGATCACAACTGTCGACTTCACAATCTTGGCGGACGGTGGTCTTCGCACTGCATCAATGCAGAACAAACTCTACAAACGTGGAGCGTCCAAGTTGGATGGTCGCAACCGCAAGTCCAAACACCAGAAGCAGGCGTCAGGTTACGGTGAAGCCGTGGACCTCGTTCCTTACGTTGGGTCTCCGCGCTGGGAATGGCCGCTGATCTACCCTATCGCTGGTGCAATGGCTTATCTGAGCCGTGAGATGGATCTCGAATTGCTCTGGGGTGGTGTGTGGGACAAGGAACTTGATGAGTACGCTCCCAAGAGCCTGGACAGCCCAGAAAGATACGCTGACGCCATGAAAAAGGCTGTCCGAGCGTACACCATTCGGCATCCTGGACCTGACTTCATTGATGGACCACACTACGAGATGCTGCATTAAGAGCGCAATCAGAACTCTTAGTGGAGTCAAGTAGAGTCAAGTGAGGGCATCTCCTAGCGTCTAACCTGTTGTTATTGCAGGCAAACCCGCTAGATGCCCTCACTTACTTGCCTGACACCCCTAGTTTGCGGGTTGCTGGGGCTGGCGCGTTTAGCTGGGGTTGGTTTTTAGTAAAGTAAGTAAAGTAAGTAAAGTCAATGATAAATAAATATAATAAAAACAAGGGGTTGAGATGCCCTCACTTGGGGCCAAGGGACGCTTCACGAATGAAGTCAGGGGAGTCAGCGAGGTTGTCACCCTAGCCTGCTTGGGCTAAGGTGCAATTAGAAAAGGAGCAACTATGGATATTCAAGACTTCCCCCACGTGATCAGCCCATTTGATCACCAAAAGAGCCACCTTACAGAGCATGTTGAAGAGCGCTCATGGGGTCTACTATGGGAGCAAGGCACAGCGAAGACAAAGCCTATTGTTGACACAGCCTGCTATCTATATGAACAAGAACAAATTGACGCCCTAGTGGTTGTCGCTCCTCCAGGAGTAGAGCGCAACTGGAACACCGACGAAATCCCAAAACACATGCCACCAGACTTCGTATTCGATACGATGGTATCCGTGTTTCTCACAGCCAAAAAGAACACCAAAGCCCACAAACGCAATATGAACGCCTTGCTCAATTGGGACGGTCTTGCTATACTGCTCATCAGTTATAACGCCTTCATGACAAAGGAGGGAAAGGAATTCATTTGGAAGTTCCTCAAGAAGCGGAAGGCATTGTATGTACTCGACGAGTCGCATAACATTAAGACACCCAATGCCAAGCGGACCAAGTCAATTGTCGCGTCTGGCAAATATGCTGAATACCGCCGTATCCTTACCGGAACCCCCGTGGCTGTCGGACCATTCGACCTCTATAGTCAAATTCGTTTCCTCGACGAATACTTCTGGAAGAACAAAGGTATCCACGGAAGCGTAGAATTCCGTCAGTTCTTTGGGCGATGGTTCACACGCGCTGATTGCCAAAAGCTGCATGGTTACGATCCAGGATACGATAAGCTGCTGGAATACCAAAACCTCGATATCTTGAAGGAATGGCTTTCCGAAATCACGGACCGCGTACTCAAGGATGATGTTCTTGATCTACCTCCGAAACTATATTCCAAGCGTTACTTCGATATGAGCCGCGAGCAGAAGGCCGCGTACGAGACGCTCGGTGAAGAACTCATGCTGGAAGTTGGTGACGAGATCATCACAGCAGAACTCCCGATCGTGAAGCTGCTTCGGTTCCAACAGATCGCCTGCAACTATGTACCAGTCGGCGAAGACGAACCAGTTCACATGTTTTCGAACAAGAACCCACGCTTGTCAGTCATGGAAGGTATCCGTGACCAGACCTTCCATCCGACTATTGTATGGGCGCGTTTCACCCACGACGTGGACCAACTGATGGACCTCTTGGGCAAGGACGCCGTTCGCTATGATGGCTCGGTTGATGATGACACTGCCGAGAGAAACAAACTGGCCTTCCAAGCTGGTGATGCACAGTGGTTCGTGGGAACAGCCCAAAAGGGCGGACCGGGACTTACGCTGACCCAAGCGAAGACGATGGTCTATTACTCCAACAGCTTCCGTCTGATTGATCGGCTACAATCAGAGGACCGTTGTCACCGTGCTGGTATGGACGAGCATCCGGTAAACTATATCGACATCGTAGCCAATGACACGGTTGACGAACATATCGTTAACAATCTTCGAAACAAGAAGGACATCGCGGTGGAAATCCAAGGTGACCCATGGAAGGAATGGATCTGATGACGGTATTCGCAATCCAACAACAAATGAAATTTGACGCAAGCAAGCGGGAACTGGTGCCACGGTTCCCATCAATTCACAAAGCCGAGAGGTGGGGCGCAATCGTCTATGTCCTCTCCCCATCGGCTCACCCTTTCAACCCAGAACTCATTCTCGGCGATATCCACGAAAAGCTGTCTGGGTTCAATGACGATGACTTTCTTTTGCTCATTGGTAATCCTGGATTGATTGGAATGTCTACCGCTGTCGCTGCTCACTACAATGATGGAAAAGTGAAGTTTCTCCAATGGTCAGGCCGACATGGAGAGTACACGGAGATTGTCGCAAAGATATTTTGATGTTGTCACCTGCCGCTGGATGCAGTAGGTTGAGCAAACGGATAGCCCAAGGATATATAGATGACCGATGATCCATACGCCGCATTCAAAGACGACAGCATTCCCGGAAACCTTGAGATCGTACTCATGCAACTCGCAGATGAACTGCAAGAGGCTGATGTCCTAATCGCAGAGGCAGAAGAGGCGCTCGAGAAAGCCAAGGATGCTCGCAAGGACATCGCAGAGGTACGCATTCCAGCCGCCACGGAAGGCATGAACGGCAAGCTGACGCTCAAGGATGGGCGTATCCTAGAGGTCAAGGAAGACATACGCTCCTCGATCGCAGGTGAAAAACGTATCCCAGCAATCAAGTGGTTGGACGATCATGACTACGGTCACATCGTGAAGCGTGAGTTCGTGTTCAAGTTTCCCAAAGGCGCTGACGAGCAGACTGCAAAGTTCAAAGAGGCGATTGCAAAACTCAGCAAGAAAATGCCGCTGGTCATGACAGAAGAATTTAGCGTTCACCACGCTACACTCAACGCATGGGTGAAGGAACAGCTTGGTGAAGGTGTAGAGTTACCCAAGGAGACGTTTGGTATCTTCCGCCAACGTGTCGCCAAGGTGAAGGAATAGCTGGACCATGAAGGATGGAGTTGCGGGAAACCGCTTCGAATGGAGGACTGATCCGCCCTCTCAGCTATGCTACTGGTCCAGGGACTGCCAGAATATAAAGTCCCATCAACAAACTAACTTTTAACTTATGAAGGACTTGCCAAATGGCTGGAAAATCAGTGGCGAAAGCCGACACCACCGAAGTCGGGAACTATGACTACGGTGATCACAAACATGAGGGCTTTGAAGACGTCAAAGTCACAGACCTCTCCATTCCGTTTATCTCTGTTATGCAGAGCAACTCGGTGCTGGTCGAGGACGAAGACCATCCTGCCAAGTCGGGTGATCTGGTTAACTCTGTGACAGGCGAAATCGTACCGCAGCCTATCATCGTTCAACCGATCCACAAGGACCACCTTTGGGCCGAATGGGTTCCTCGCTCAAAAGGCGGCGGACGCGGCGACTCCCATGAAGATGGTTCCCCGCTGGTGCTGGACATCCTCAAGAAGAATGGCGGTTCCCGCATTCCTCCTGAGAACGCAGATGGCCAACGTATGCCGTTCAAAACTCCGGACGGTATGGACCTCATCGAAACACACTATGTCTACTGCCTCATCCTGGACGAGACCGGGACCGAGAGCATCGGATACTGTGTGCTTCCATTCTCGAGCACGAAGATCAAAGTGCAGAAAGATTGGTGGACTTCGATGTATACGATCAAGGGCGCTCCGCCTTTGATGGCGAACCGTGCCAAGGTATCAACCACCAAGCAGACTGCGAAAGGCAAGACGTTCTTCAACTTGCTGATCCGTCCGTTCGGCGATACCTGGATCGGCTCACTTATCAAGCCCGACGAGGCTGGTATGGCGATGCTGACTGCGGCACGTGAATTCCGGGAGATGATCGAAGGTGGATTGGCCAAAGCGGCCACTGAAACCGAAGGTAAGGTCTCGGAAACAGGGTCGGGCGGCGACTCCTCGGGCGGCGGCGGCTCGGGTGATGGCGACGGCGACGAAGAGATCCCGTTCTAAGTTGGGCTGACTGAACGGATCTCACTGGAGGGGCAGGTCTTGATAGCCTGTCCCTCCTAACCTGTGCTATGGAGAAGCCCATGCTATTCGCAAATCAACAAGAAGACGCTCTCAGAAAAGTAAACGACTGGCTCCATTTCGGAGATCAACAGGTGTTCCACTTCTTTGGGTATGCTGGCACCGGAAAGACTACACTCGCAAAACACTTAGCCGAAGGCATCGATGGTGAGGTCATCTTCGCAGCCTACACTGGCAAGGCCGCTCACGTCCTACGTTCAAAGGGTTGTGAGAACGCCTGTACGATACACAGTCTTATCTATCATTCCAGAGACAAGAGCCGAGTAAAGCTGGTTGAACTGGAACACGAACTCGAGATGTTGGTTAAGGAATTAACTCAAGCCAACATGAAAGAAGAATATATCGATGATCACCCAAAGGTACGACGCCTGCGATCCGATATCAAAACCGAGAGCGACAACTCCGAACAGCCGTTCTTCGTTCTAAATACAGACAGTATTATCAAGGACGCAGCCCTCGTTATTATTGACGAGTGTTCCATGGTGGATGGCCAGATGGGCCGAGACCTGCTGTCGTTTGGAATTCCTGTTCTCGTCTTGGGTGATCCCGCACAACTGCCTCCAGTCGGCGGCGCTGGCTTCTTCACAGAAAACATAACACCTGATGTCATGCTCACTGATATTCACCGCCAAGCTGGCGAAAGCCCTATCATCCGCATGGCCACAGACACTCGGAATAAAGTGCTTCTGGAACCTGGAGAGTACGGCGACAACTGTGTAGTCTATGCCCAAGGGACAAAGCTAGATACCGAAACTATGCTTTCCTACGATCAGATCTTGGTCGGCAAGAACAAGACACGGCGTCTCACAAACAGTAAGATTCGTAAGTTAAAAGGTTTAGAGGATCCGCTGCCTGTAGTCGGTGACAGATTGGTTTGCCTTAGAAACAATAGTGAGTTAGGCTTGTTAAACGGGGCTATCTTCGAGGTCTCTGATGTCACTGGCGTCATGGACCAAAAGGTGTTCATGTCTATTCACCCAGAAGACAGTCTGGCCTCGATAGAGATCTCCGCGCACGAGCATCACTTCCTTGGAACGGAAGAGAACCTCGGCTGGTACGAAAAGCGAGAGGCTCAAGAATTTGCATATGGATATGGACTAACGTGTCACAAGGCACAAGGTTCACAATGGCGCAGCGTTTGCGTCTTCGACGAGAGTTATTGCTTCCGCAAAGATAAATGGCGTTGGCTTTATACTGCGATAACCAGAGCGGCTGACAATGTCACCGTCGTTAGAATGTAGGAAGGAAACAAATGCGAACTCAGGAGAAGCGACGAATGGTTGGTCCACAAAATCCGCACTGCGATGCGATTGGTGCCGAGAAGTACCGAGGCAAAAACGAAGATCACAGGGAGGCATCAAATCGAGTAGCTGGCTTCCTCCAAGACAATCACGAACATTATATGGCATTCCGAGAATGCACCATGGATCAGCGGTTCATGCCTCCTGGACGAGTTCAGGCTGGTGCTGGTTCTCTCAAGAACGTTACCCTCTACAATTGTTTTGTCATGCCCACCATTCACGACAGTTTTGTTGACGGACCCACGGAAGCCGAGCGCCTCCTGTGTACCACGGCACTGACACACCCACCGGAAAGCATTATGGACGTCGCCAAGCTGGCCGCTACGACGATGCGACAAGGCGGTGGCGTAGGCTACGACTTCTCAACCCTGCGGCCCTCTGGTGACATTATTAAGGGCGTCGACAGCACCACAGATGGTCCCCTTGTGTTTGCTGGTATATATGATGCAGTTTGCCGCGCTACCTCCTCAGCGGGCAACAGACGCGGCGCACAGATGATGGTTCTACGCTGCGACCACCCTGACATCGAAGAGTTCATCCGTGCCAAGCAAGTCGCAGATGAAAGTATTCCTTGGGATATGCGTCCGCTCCGTGGCTTCAACATGTCCATCGCAGTTACCGATGAACTGATGGAAGCTGTCAAGACAGATGGCATGTTCACGCTGAAATTTGGCGGTGTCGATTACCGTGAAGTTAGCGCCCGCGCTTTATGGGACATGATCATGCGCGGCACTTACGATTGGGCCGAACCGGGAGTCCTGTTCATCGACCGTATCAACGAGATGAACAATCTCTATTACTGTGAACAGATCGCGGCGACCAATCCTTGCGGCGAACAGCCTCTCCCTCCTTACGGTGCCTGCCTCTTGGGCTCGTTCAACGCAGTGAAATATCTGGTCAAGCTACCAAGCGGTGTCTGGAGTTTCAATTGGGATTTGCTCAAGAAGGATATCCCTCACGTGGTCCGCGCTATGGACAATGTGATTGATCGGAGCCGATACCCTCT